TTTCCTGCAGTTACATTTACATCTTTAACTTTTGCTGTTTCAACAGCATCAGTTGCTAATTTATCAGCAGTAATTATACCATCTCCAATATCACTTGAAGTTAAAGGTACTTGTGCTGGAATTGGACCTATATATCCCATGTAATTTTTCCTTAATTAATTATTATGTACTTATTGAATCAACAACACTTAAAATAATATCAACTGAAGTAGCTGCTGAAGCATAAGCTTCAACTGAATCTCCACTCTGTAATACAACTTTTGAACCACCATCAATTAATTCCAAACTTCCACCTGTAGGGATGGGAGCATCTTTGATAATATAATAATTTACTGAACTTTTCTTTACATAGACAGTAATATTTACTGATACACCAGAAGTATTAGTACATCTAACACCTATGATTGCATCATTTGTTGTAGTAGCTGCTCTTAGTTCTTGCGGAGAAGCTAAGAGAGTGATATTTCGATTAAGAGTTCTTTGAAAATTTTGAGCCATTTGTTATCCTAATTATACCATATTTTTGCCATAATGTAAACCATTATAAGGCGATTGCCATAGCCACAGCAAAACCTGCTGTAGCTTTCGTATCTATTTGAGTTTGTGCATTAGCACTTAATGTATTAATATATTGAAATTCTGTATCTGTTACTGAACCATCTGCTATTTTTGTAGCATCTATTCCAGAAGCTAAAGTTGTTACTCCTAAATTATTAGAAGTAAATGCTCCACTTATTGCTTTATTTTTCCAAACACTTGCAGCATTATCATAAATAAAATAATTAGCATCAGCTAAACCAGAAAGTGTAACATCTGTCATTTCACCTAGTTGGTCTCTAGCTGCTGTAGAATTATCTACATAAGCTGTAGTTGCTAGTTTAGTTGAATTATCTGCTGCTGATTGTGTAGGAGCTGTAGGATTTCCAGTAAAATCTGGAGAAGCTAAAGTTGCTTTTAAATCTAATTGTGTTTGAATATCTGAAGTTAGTCCATCTAATCTTTGAAACTCTGCATTACTTACTGAACCATCTGCAATCTTTGAAGCATCAATAGCTGCTGCTGCTTTAATATCTGCATTAACTATATTTGTAATAGTATTATTATCAGAATCAATTGATTTATTTGTAAATATAGTTGTACTACTTGGGGTAACAGAGTGTTCTTGAGCATCTACATAAGCTTTAATAGATTGCTGAGATGCAACTTTAGTAGCTGAATCAGATGCAAAATCATCTTCATCTAAGAAAGCTGTACCGCTAATAGCGGTATTTAAAACTGGGCTAGTTAATGTTTTAGCTGATAAAGCTTGAGTATCAGTTAATGTAACAACACTACTATCAATTGCAATATCATCTGCATTTGCAGTAATACCTGTTCCGCCAACAACATTTAAAGTAACATCAGCTGATGTTCCACCACCTGTTAAACCTGTTCCTGCAACAACTGAAGTAATATCTCCAACTGGTATAGTTGCGACTTGGGTATCAACATAAGCCTTAATAGATTGTTGTGAAGATACAGCAGTTGCTGAATCAGAAGACATAGTATCTTCATCTTTAAAAGCTGTACCGCTAATACCAATATTTAAAACTGGACTTGTTAATGTTTTATTTGTTAGAACATCTGTAGTAGCTTTACCAACTAATGTATCTGTTGAAGTAGGTAAAGTTATTGTTCCAGTATTTAAAATTGAAGCAATAGTTGGAGTTGTAAGAGTTTTGTTTGTTAAAATTTGTGCTGTTGTTTTATCAACTGTTATTGCTGTATCAATTACTAATTCATCAGCATTAGCAGTTATACCATTTCCACCAATTACATTTAAAGTTGGTATAGGTCCTGATAAAGATGTTCCAGTTAAACCACTTCCTGCTACAATAGCAGTAAGGTCTCCGACAGGGACTGCATCTACATAAGTTTTAATTGCTTTAGCAGAAGCTAAAGTATCATCACTTGCTGAAGCAGAAGTTAAATCTGTATCAACAGATGTTACACCAGTTGAAGTACCGATAACTAAAGTATCTAAATTTACAGTACCATCAAAAAATCCATCTTTAAATTCTAAAGCAGTTGTACCTATATCTATATCATTATCTAAAATTGGAACGATTGCTCCATCTTGAATTCTTAATTGTTGAACTGCTGCAGAACTTACATCTGTATAAAATTCTATATGTTTATTTGTAGTATCAACTAAAATTTTATTTAATGGTGTAGCGACACCTGCATCTCCAAGGACAGAAATAACAGGACCTTCGGCTGCTGTGCCATCATGTTTATGTCCTGAAGTATTACTAAAAGCTGCTACTAAATCATTAAATTCATTATTTAAATCAACAGCTTCAATTGTAAGGGCATCAGCTATTTCTGCGGAACTTTGTCGTGTATAACCTGCCATATTATTATCTTCTTCCTCCTGCTATAAATGATACAAATAATCCATTAACTGCATATGCAGCATTCGTATCATTACTATAAAATCTAAAACTATTTGAAAAACCACTTCCTATTACTAACATTCTTTTACTTGGTAAAGTTACTGCACCATAAGTTCCACTTCCATATATAGCACTTCCATATAAAGATGTACCAGCTAAAGTACCAACATTAAATACACCAGGTTGGGGAACATCTGAAGATTCAAAATCATATCTAATTCTTAATTTTAAATCGTCTTGTACTCCTTCTGGTTTAATATTTGCTTTAACAGCATAAAGGCTTTTTCTTAAACCATTATCGCCATAATCCATATCTGGTGTTTGAAATATTCCACTAATATTTTCACCATTAAAATTATTGCCACTATCATGCAAATAAACATATCCACTTTCATCTGCACTAAATTTCACTTCTTCATTAGAAGTATTTAAATCTGAAGTACAAGTCTTAACGACTAAACCTTTTGAATTACTCCATTCAAAAGCAGGAATTCCCTGTTCATCAAATTTAAATGTTCCTATAATTCCTTTTTGACTTGCATCTGCTTGACCTGATTGAAAATAAAATAATCTATATTGACTTCTTTCTCTAATAACCATACTTGAAAGAGTATAATTAGTAATATTATCTAAAAGGTCATTTATTAAAGGTAAAATTTTTCTGCTAACAGAACCGATTTCAACGTCAGCAATTCTAGCTGTTCCAGCAACTGTTCTTAATCCATCAGGTGCTAAAAATATTAAATCTCCACCAATTTCCTGAATTGTATTTCCATCTATACAACCTATATTCTTAGTTATAGATTTAAGTATAGGGGTAGAATCTAGGCTTGTCAACTCAAATATACTGTTTTTACAAAATATAATAAGAGTATTTCTAAAAACTTTAATACCTACAATAATATCTCCAACATCAATTGTTCCTGAACCAGTAGCTTCAAAATCATAAGGTTTTAAGCGGCTACTATAAGCAACAGTACTTGTTGATACAGACTGTCCAGCTACAACTAATCGTTCTGCAAAGATATTACATCTTTTAGGATTAACTGGAGCTGACCTTTCTAGTTCTTCAAAGTAATAAGTATTAACTCCACCTGAAGTTGTAATCTGAAATTCAGCTATTTTATTGGTACTATCAACAATATATAAAGTTCCATAAGCACCATTTGATTCATAGTTAGCAAACTGATTATTAGTTTGATTTGTTCTTACAACTGTTGTAGCACTTGCTACTTCAGCAGAAGTCATCCCACTTCTATAAATAGTTTGAGTACTAGCAGTAGTTACAACATCAATATCTAATGTTAAATTTGTATTATCTGTAATAGATAAAACTCTATATTTAATACTATTAATTTTTATTCTATCATTTACAGCTAATTCAGTTGTAAAAGATGTTCCAGTTCCAACAACTGCTGCTGAACTTGCAGTTACTGCAACTGTACCAGTTAAACTTTTATAAGTATCTTTATTAATTTGAAGCCAAGTAATACCATCTGTACTCCAATAAATATTATTGGCTTGACAAGCAATAACTCCATTAGCATATGAAACTATTCCTGTTATAGCATCTGTAGTTGTACCGCTTGGACTAGTTGCACTTCCTGCACCCCATTTTGTAAAACCATTTATTCTTCGATAGCCACCTGTTGTAGCTGATTCAAAGTTTTGTAAAATAGTTGCGGCTCCAGGTGTTCTAAATAATGCATGAGCACTTGAAACTAAATCTAAACCTCCTGCAACTGTAATGGAAGCTCCTTGTGTTGGCATTTAAATTTTCCTTATGGTAACAAATACGTAAATCTTACGTCTGACATATATTGCGGTTGTGGTGAATTTAAATTATCAGCCATTGACTGTAATCCTTTTTTATATTCGTCTAATGCTAATTGTGATTGAGCTATATTATCTTTAAATTGATAAATATAATATCTAGCTCTTGCTAATAAAACTGGTTTGTATTGTTCTGGAAATAAAACTGTATCGGTATCTGCTGATAATGCAGCAGGTCTATCATATGCAAAGAAATGTATATTATAAACTTTATCAGGTATAGGAGATAACCCAAATCTTCTACCATCAGAACTTCTAATAACTCTTACTGGAACTCCATAGGTTGAAGTTCTAGCAGCTTCTTCTTCTGCTTCTGCATAATTAGCTCTCCATGTAGTTAAAGTTGTAAAAGCTAATTTATTATTTGTATAAGGTGAGCTAGTGTCTACAAGAGTAAACATATCCCAATTGACTGAATCAAAATCACCATCTACACCTGTAGAACCAGCTTTTGATAAATACCATCTTTGTCCAACAACTGTTGGAATAATAGTATTACCATAATAAGGGTCATCAGGTACATCTGTACTTAACCAAGACCAATTATCTACTGCATCTACTATATCAGAGTAAGCTCTATTTACACAATTTGCAACTTGTTTTTGTACGCCTACTCCACTAGAAATTGCTGTAAGTTCTGGTTCATTAAGTTCTACTAATAATTCATTAGTTAATGCTAAATAGGTCTTTGCCATAATACTTCTTAAAATTAAGTGGCTATAATAAGTACCACAACAACTACTGCTACTGCAATAGAAACTTTTTTATGTGCTACTATGTAAGACCATGCTTTTTTCATATGTTCCATATATAATCCTTTATTTAAAAGACAGGGGGTATATTGCAACCCCCTATCTAGCTGTTAGGTTTAATACTAACAATAACGTAAAAACTAATAAATTAGTCTATAACGTAAATTGTTCTTCCTAATACCTCAGGTCTAAGAACTTTTCTTCCGAAAACAAGTAATCCTCTTACTATGTCAGCGAAAGTAGTAGTACTTCTTAAACTTTCAACAATCTTCAACTGAGACGCACACGCAGTCGAACTCATTTGACCCCATGTTGCCACAGGAGCAGTTGCAGACCCAGCAGGTGTTGCACCTGATAAGTCGTTTTGTCTTAGATTGTTTGATTTGTACATTTGGAAACCTCTAACGAGACCAGATGCTACTAATCCATTTCTAAGACTACCTTTACCAGCGTTGTAATCAACTGATAATAGTTTAGAAGATGTGTTAGCTAAAACATCATACCACTCAGGTGCACCAACAAACCAACGACCTTCTTCAGGTGCGTTTTGAATGTCGAGCAACTTAGCAGATGTACTCATACTATTTAGAGGGTCAATTTCACCAGAAGCAAAACCTATATCAATAGGTGTTCCTGTAGTTCCTAGTCTATTTGCAGTTGTAGACACTTGAGTATCTGCACCAAGATAAGTAAAGACATTACTGTCTAAAGCATCTCTTAGTTTGTATGCTGCGTTGTCTGAAGCAACAGATTGGAAGTTGATATGTGAAAATCTCTTTTCAATATCATCTAGTGCGAATTGAAAGTATTTAGCTTGGTCTACTAGTAGAACAAGCTCTTGGTCAGAAAGTGCTGTAGCTGAAGTCGCTAGACCTCTAGTGTAATCACTTACTGTTATTTGGGGTTCTTGTACTATATTAACAGTATCTCCAAAGTTTTTAATTTCACCCATATAGTCTGTATTGCAGATTGCTTCTGCAGTTGCAGCTTTACGTAGTGCTATTTGAACTTTCTTTGAGTATATTTGAGGTACCCAAAAGGCATTAGTTTGCCCTGCTGTAGCTACTAAAAAGTTAGTAGTTGAACCACCAGCGAAATTTGCCATTGTATGACTCCTTTTGTTTGGTTGATAAAATGAAAGTATTATTATTAATTATTAATAATTCTACCTTCTCTCTGAGCTATCAAAATGTCTTTCTCATTCTTTTCAAACTCAGCATCTGACATCTTTTCGAAATCAGAACTTTTGAAAATAACTTGATTATTCGTTGGTGGTTGAATTTGTTCGTTAGTTTTAACTAACAAATCAGCACCTTGACTAACCTTATTATCTTCTGTGGTTTTTTTATCTAATCCAAGTCCTCGGTCTTTCTTATATAAGTCAACTGCTCTTGCAGCAAGTGTACCATTGGAATTGTTCTCATAAATCCATGATTTAATTTCCATGGGTTGTGAGTCTGCCCAGTTATGAAAATCATCTGATTCTTTAATTTGATTAAAGTCTGGATGAAGTTTCGATAACTCTAATTGAGCTTCTCTTTGTGATAAAGCTGTATTAGCTTTTTTCAAAGAGTTAACTTCCTCTTGTAAACCTTTCATCTCATTTTGAGACTGCAAGTGAGATACAGTTTCCACTACGCCATAAATGTCAGGATAGTCTTTTTTAAAAGCACTAAGTTCATCAGCACTTTTAGGTGGTGTATATTTAGGTCGGTTATCTCTAAGCTGTGCTTTGAGGTCGCCTTCCTTATTAGTCCATTCACCAAGTTTCCTGTCATAATAACGCTTTAGGTCATCATATCTTTTTTTATAGTCAACTTTAGTATAAGGTTTAGATTCAACATTTAATGCTGATTCTTGTAAGACCTTATCCGAAGTGGCTGTTTCAGAAGGGGATAAAACATTTGGGTTAACACTATCTGTAGTAGTATTAGTAGCATAGTCAAATCCTGTCTTCTTCTCAGGGTCAGGCTCGGCTGGTCCACTATCTGCATTTACTAAAGTTTTTGGCATCACATCTTCTGTATGCCAATACTTTTTGCGATTGTATGGATTCGCCTCGACTGTCTTAGTTTTTCCTTCGTTCTCTTTACTCATAAATCCTCCTTTGGGCTTCTTTTACTGAAGGTAGCAAAAAAAGGTTAATTGATTTGAAACGAAGCTACAAGGGCTTCTATTGCTAGAAGGTAGCTTGTCTATTCTTAGAGTACCTCTCTAAAAATTCTGTTATACTATGGTTTCATCTACTGCAAGTTCTGCAGTTTCTTCTTGATTAACCATACCAGCATCATAAGCT